ATCAAGTCGTGGCTGGGCAGCCAGATCGGCTACCGGCAGGGGCAGCCGCTCGGCGGTGACGCCGCCGCGAACTACGACAAGCTGCACTCCCTCGCGTACTCCAACGGCCGGGACTACGCGGACTGGTGGTACTCCAACTGGCTGCAGGATCTCGGATCCGGCCGCAAGACCATCGGCGAAGCGGAGACACAGATCCGGCAGGAAGCCGCCGCGCAGTACAGCGCGTTCGCCCCACAGATCACCGCCGGAATGAACGTCACGGACCTCGCCGCGCCGTACATCCAAGCGGCGTCCACGCTGCTGGAGCTCCCGAACGGTGCGCTCGGTCTGGCGGACAAGAACGTGCAGAAGGCGATGACCGGTAAGCAGCAGGACGGTTCGCCGTACGCACTGTGGCAGTTCGAGAATGACGTGCGGAGCGATCCGCGTTGGAAGCAGACGAACAACGCCCGGGACGCTGCGATGAAGCAGGCCCGTGGCGTGCTCTCCGACTTCGGGTTCACGTACTAGGAGGGGAACGATGACCACACCCACTCAGGGCGCCAACTGGGCCGACCTGCTGCAGGGCTCGCAGCGGGACGCGTTCGCCGCACTGCAGAGCCTGTTCGCCGGGTACGGCCTGGGATCCCTCGCCCCGAAGATCTTCGACTACATCAAGCAGGGCTACGGCTCCGACACGATCTCGCTGCTGCTGCAGGACACCCCGGAGTACAAGCAGCGGTTCGCGGGGAACATCGCCCGGCAGAAGGCCGGGCTGCCGGTCCTCGCACCGGCGCAGTACCTCGCCACGGAGGAGTCGTACCGGCAGGTGCTGCAGTCCGCTGGGCTACCGAAGGGCTTCTACGACACCCCGGCGGACTTCACGAACTGGATTGCCGGGGACGTGTCCGCGACGGAGTTGAAGAACCGCGCCGATGAGGCATCCGCTGTCGCGAACGGCAACCCTGCGGTGCGGGACGCGATGAAGCAGCTGTACGGCGTGTCCGAGGGTGACATCGCCGCGTACTTCCTGGACCAGGCCCGCGCGGAGCCGATCCTGCGGAAGCGCGAACAGGCGGCTGAGATCGCTGCGGCTGGCATTCAGCGTGGTTTCGGCGCGTCCCCGTACGCGGAGCAGTTCGCCGCGCAGGGCATCACCGCCGGACAGGCGCAGCAGGGCTACGCGCAGATCGCGCAGGAGTTCCAGCCGCTGCAGGATCTCGCGCATATCTTCGGGGAGACGTGGACTCAGGGCGAGTCGGAACTGTCGACGTTCGCGCCGGGCACCCTCGGCGGCCTGGGGCAGCAGCAGCCGGGTAGCGAGTCCGCTTCGGCGAAGCAGAAGCGCCTCGCGTCGCAGGAACGGGCGATGTTCGCCGGTTCCGGCGGCGGGGTCACGCCGGGAAGTCTGGGTCAGCGGTCGGGTGGTGCTGCGTAATGTCGACTTATCGAGGTATCTTCAATTCAGCAGTGATCGACCGGCCCACTGTTTCGTAAGTCCGGTAGCGGAGCGCCAAAGGGAGTCCCCACCCCGGCGGCTGGCCGCGAACGATAGGGAGATGCGAGTTGAGCGAGTACACCTTCGGTGACATGTCGTACTCGGGTGGAAACCCGGGCGACGGCCAGCAGTCCGGCGTAGGCCAGGGCCAGCAGGAGCAGAGCCCCAAGTGGTTCCGCGACTACATGGAGAAGGCCAGCGCGCAGAACGCCGCTCTCACGGCGCAGCTGGAGTCCCTGACCGCCGAGAAGCGGCAGGCCGAAATCGCGGGTGTCTTCGAGCAGAAGGGTTTCTCCCGTGCAGCGGCAACGCTGTACGACGGGGCACCCGACAAGGTGGACGAGTGGCTGAGCACCCACGGGGATGCTCTCGCCAGGACTGGCCAGCAGCAGATGCCGCCGCAGGACACCCGCCCGCCGGGCGGAATGCCCCCGCAGCAGCCGCTGCAGCAGACACAGTCAGTCGTCCCGCCTAACCTCCAGGCTGACCTGCAGAAGCTGCAGCAGCAGGGCATCGGTAGCGCTGCAGCCCCTCAGGGCAGCAGCGACGATGACCTCGCCGCCGCTCTCCGCGCGACGACCACACCCGATGAGTTCTTCCAGGTGGCGCAGGCCCACGGCTGGCAGTACTCGCGGGACAACATGGGCTTCGCGTAGCCGCTGCCGGTCCGCCTACTCCTCTCCCATCGAGATGAAGCAGGTGAGACCCCATGGCTAACGCCTATACCGACACTTCGGCGCTATCGAACTCGGTGCAGACCGCGTACGACAAGCTGTTCGAGTTCGCGCTGCGTTCGCAGCCGCTGTTCCGGCAGGTTGTCGACAAGCGTCCGGCGCAGCAGACCGCGCCGGGCGGCTCGGTCGTGCTGGAGCGGTTCCAGGATCTTGCTCAGGCCACCACGGCGCTGACTGAGACCACGGACCCGGACTCGGTGGCGCTCGGTAACCCGACCACCACCACGATCACCCTCAACGAGTACGGCAACCCGGTGCTCCGCACCCGGAAGCTGTACCTGTACTCGCTGACGGACGTGGACCCGGCCATCGCCAACATCGTGGCGTACAACATGGCCGACTCCGTGGATACCCTCGTCCAGACGGTGCTGCGCGGTGGATCTAACCTGATCCAGCGCAAGGCCGGTGTCGTGACCTACGTCACCAACGCCACCATTTCGACCGTCGCGACGACCATGGTCACCACCGACACGTGGACTTCCGCGATGTCGCGTCTGGCGGTCGCGAAGCTCCGCACCAACAAGGCGGTCCCGCGTAAGGGCTCGCTGTACTGGTGCGCGATGCACCCGGAGGTGTCCTACGACCTCCGTGCGGAGACCGGTGCCGCCGCGTGGCGTGACCCGCACAACTACTCCGCCGCTGGGAACATCTGGGCGGGTGAGATCGGCAGCTACGAGGGCGCGTACTACATCGAGTCCCCGCGCTGCTTCAACGCAGTCGACGCCGGTGCCGGTGACAACACCGTGCGCCGCTTCCGGACGTACTACGCAGGGCAGCAGGCCCTCGCGGAGGCCGTCGCCGACGAGTTCCACATGGTCGCCGGTCCGATCGTTGACAAGCTCGCCCGGTTCCGGCCGCTCGGCTGGCTCGGTGTCGCCGGTTGGGCCCGGTACCGTGAGGAGGCCCTCATCCGGGCCGAGACGACCTCTTCGATCGACTTCTCGTAAGGCTGGCACCCCGTGGCGGACTGGACGTTCACGACTCCCCACTTGGATCAGGGCCCCGCGTCCTGGGACGACTGGCTGTTCGTGCGCGTGAAGCTCGCCCGGGGTGTCACCATCTTGGAGGGACCGCCCGGCACCTACCGGGCGGTCCAGTTCCCCACGCAGGACGAGATCACCGCCAGCGCCCCGGGCTTCTACATGGGCGGCCACGAGTACGTTGTGGACGACGCCACGAAAGCCGCTCTGATCGCTGGTGGCGTTGGCGTGACCAGCGCCAACTTCGTACCGTTTCCGTAGGAGATGGCTATGGCCAAGCTGAACGCCGCCGGACGTAAGAAGCTCCCCAGCTCGGACTTCGCGATCCCCGCGAAGGCGGGTTCGGGGAAGGCGAAGGCGAAGTCCGGTAACTACCCGATCGAAGACCGGTCGCATGCCGCGAACGCGTTGGCGCGTAGCTCCGGGAAGCCGGAGGCCGCGCAGGTGCGGGCCGCTGTGAAGCGCAAGTACCCGGACATGGGCAAGAAGAAGTAGTTGTGCCGTACACGGCGAAGCAGCGTGCGATGTTCAATGCGCGTGCGAAGACGGATCCGAAGTTCCGGGTGCTAGCGGAAGAGGCGAACAGTATGGCGGTGAAGAAGGCCGCGCCGAAGAAGGGCGCGATGCCGGTGCCGAAGAAGGCTGCGAAGGGGATGCCTGCGAAGGCGCCGCGTAGCGGTGGTGGGTCGGGTACGCGTGGTGGTGGCGTGGAGCGCAGCGGATCGGGTGGTTACTGATGGGTCACATGCAGACGGAGGAGATGGCCGACTACGGCCAGGACTTCGAGCTGCCGGGCTGCCCGAAGGGCGACGGCGGCAATAAGACGCTGATCAACCAGACTGAGGACGACATCGGTCCGAAGTCGTGGGAGAACATTCCGTGCGAGTACACGCGGCAGTTCTCCCTGACGGAGGACTTCAGTTCGGTGCAGGGCGTGTACCTGGAGGCTCCGTCGGCTACGTCGGACGGCCACCTGTGACAGAGCAGCGTGTGCTGTGCCGGGCCCCGGGTGTGCACTGCACTTCGGGGTGCAAGACCCGCGACCACTACAGCTACCACGACTGCCTTCGGGCGAAGAACACCCGCACCTACCTGGCGGCCCCCTCGCGGGGCCTGGACGGCACCGCACAGAAGCGGTGGGATGCGGAGCTGGGCCGCTACTACGAGGCCCGCAGGGAGGGCATACAGCCCGACGGGACGACCATGCCGAAGGTCATGGAAGCAGTCCGGCTGTCCGACGAAGCTGGCGCGGCGTACGGCCGCGACTTCAACAAGGCAACGCCCTTCGAGGAGGACTAGCCAATGCCGAGCGAGTTCGTTGGTATCTCCGATATCAACGATAACCGTGCAGTAGTCACCGCTGCGGGCGCTCTCACAGTCACCGCCGCCGCTGGCGGCAGCGGCGGCACCGTCACCCAAGGCCCCGCGAACACCGTCGGCAACGCGTGGCCCATCATCCTCACCGACGCCGTGGACACGGCGAACATCATCGTCGCGCCCAGCGCAGGAGGCGGTAACCGCCTCGCTGTCGGCTCCGGTAGCGTCACCGCGTCCAGCTCCCTCGCTGCCGTCACCGCGAACACGACCGGCACCATGGTCGACTTCGGGTGTGCCCGCTCGGACTGCACCGTCATCATCGTGGCGACGGGCTCGCCGACCGCCGGGACGGTCACGCTGGAACTGTCCATCGACAACGTCACCTTCGTGTCCAGCACGGCCACGGCCAGCATCACGGCCGCCGGGAACTATGCGATCTTCTCCACCGGCCGTCCGGCACGGTGGGCACGTGCGAGCCTTACCGGTCTGGTCGGCAGCGTCACGCTGACGGCCAACATCATGGGGGTCTGACCAATGGGTCAGCTGAACGTCACCGTCATGAACGACAACGCCACCCAGTCCATCCCGACGTTCATCGGGATCGACCCGACATGGACCGGCGTGTACTTTCATGCCCTCGTGGACGTGCCTGGTGTCGCCGCGTCGAACAACTACCTGTCCGTCCTCAACCCGTCGGGTAGCGGCAAGATCGCTATCGCGCTGGGCTTCATCTGCGGTAGCTACTCCGTCAACACGGTGACGGCACCGGCGGCGATGGCCGCGTTCCGGATCAGCGCGCATAGCGCTGGTACTGATGTCACCGCCGCGACCGTGAACCGGTTCGCGACAGCGTTCCCCAACCCTGTCTCCCAGGTGAAGACCGGTAACCCGACGATCACCACCACCAGTAGCGCGATGATCGGGATCCCCCCGACGGTCGGCACGAACGCGCAGAACGGGCAGACGGTTTCCCCCACCCCCGGCGCGTCGTTCGTGTTCCTCCCCGGTGAAGGCATCGCCTTCCAGACCGCTACCAGTGACACGGATATCCGCTGGCAGATGCAGTACATCTGGGCTGAGAAGTCCCTCTAGGAGACGCCATGATCCTCGCAACGCCCCCGGCCGTCGACGTACTCAACGCGTCGGCGACCGCAACCACTGCCGGGCTCATCACCGTGCCGCTGGGCCGGTGGTTCACCGGCAACGTCCAGCTGTCCACCAGTGTCTCCGTCGCCGGGACCAGCGCCCCGCACGTCAACTACACCGTTACCGGCGGCACTACTGGCGCGGCTCCCGCCACGGGTTCCACGCTGTCCCGGCTCACCGTCACCGGCCTGGCGCTCACCACCGTTACCTCTGCCGACACGAACGAGATCTTCGTGTATGGCGGTGATCCGGCTGGCGGCGGAACGGGTTGCACGATCGACTTCACCGCCGGAGCCACGGGCTCCTCGTCCGTCACCATCAACGGCTTCCTGATCTAGGCTGCTGATCATGGCCACTTCCTTCGCGCAGGTGCAGAACCGGGTCCGGTCGCACCTGCTGGGCTACTCCAAGGACCAGGAGCAGATCACATCGCTCGCGGCCAACATGGCGCCCGGTGACACGACGTTCCTCGTGGACCCGGGCACCACGAACCTGCTGTCGCGGGGCACGTGCCAGATCGATGACGAGCTGATCCTGGTGAAGACCGTCGACCAGACTTCGGGTCTGGTCATGGTCATGGGCGGGGTGAACGGCCGTGGACGCGAAGGAAGCACGGCCGCTTCGCACAGCACCAATGCGCTGGTGACGAACTCCCCGGCGTTCCCGAACATTCGCATGCAAGAGGCGATCAACGACACGCTGCTCGGCGTGTACCCGCACCTCGTGGCGTTCAAGACCACGAACATCGAGAAGCTCGCCCCGCAGATCGAGTACCCGATGCCCGCCGACGCACTCGATGTCTGGTACGTGACGCTGCAGCTTGTCGGCCCGTCACTGGTGTGGCAGCCCGGCCCGAACTGGCGGTTCAACCCGTACGCGGACCCCACACAGTTCCCCACCGGCAAGTCCATCCAACTGCTGGACGGTGTTGTGCCGGGACGGCAGATGCGCATCGTGTACGCGGGGGCCATCGGCACCCTGACGAACCCCAGCGATGACTTCGCGACCGTCACCGGGCTCCCCGAGCGGTGCGTCGACATGGTGGTGTACGGCACCGTCGCGCGGCTGATCCCCGCCTATGAGGCGGCACGCCTGCAGCAGCGTGCCATTGAGTCGAACCAGCGTGCGCAGCTGGTGCCACCGCAGACTGCGATGCGTACCTCGCAGTACTACATGTCGCTGTATCAGCAGCGGCTGTCTGAGGAGAGGGACCGCATGTACACGGAGATCCCGAACTTCCAGCACTACCAGGGGTCGTGACATGGCGAACGCGTACTTCTACTCGAACCTGGCGGTGCAGACCAGCCTTTCCGGGTCGATCTCCAACGTGGCGCTGGCGATCACCGTCGGCTCCGTCATTGGGTTCCCGTCAAGCTTCCCGTACATCCTCGCGCTGGACTTCGGCGGCCCCGTTGAAGAGCTGGTGACGGTCACCAACGCCGCCGGGACGACCCTCACCCTCGGCGCTCGGGGCTTCGGTGGTACGTCCGCGCAGGGGCACTCTCTGGGCGCTGTGGTGCGGCACGTGTACAACGCCGTGGACGCGACGGACTTCCGTACCCATGAGGCTTCTACGGGTGCGGTGCACGGCCTCACGGGCAACATCGTCGGCACGTCCGACACGCAGACTCTCGCGAACAAGACGCTGACCGCGCCGATCGTCAACTCGGGGACCCTCAACGGCACGTACACGGGTAACCCGACGATCACCGCAGCTGCCGGGACGGCGCTCACGGTGGCGTCCGGCGCCATCAACATGAACCCGTTGACGGTGAAGGCGTTCGCGGGGCAGACCAGCGCGCTGCAGCTGTGGACCGATTCCGTCGGCGCGCAGCTGGCGTTCATATCGGCGACGGGACGGCTGCAGATCCAGCCATCCGACACGACGGTGATCCCGTTCACCGCGAACTCGCCGACCGCGAGTACGCAGGACATCGCCCGCTTCAACATCAACGCGGTGACCCAGGCACGCCTCACGAACCAGGGGTTCCTGTCCCTCACCCCGACGATCGGCACGTCCGGC